GGAACACTATACAACGGCATTGGCCTTACAGCCTTAATATCAAAGAAAGTATCCAGCAAAAACTGCTGACCGTTAGCAGCAGCACCAACAGCAACAACTCGAGACACCGGTGGCGTATCCTGAATAAACGTCGAATTCAAAGTAGGCAAAGACGTAAACCGCTGGGCTAAATGCCATTGGTCGATCGTACCTGCCGACGTCGACTTAAAGAGACCCGTGATCTGGGAAGGGTTGTACCGATACTCCGCCCAGCGCTCTTGATAACCAAATACGTCATTATCTGTAGCCGCACCGGTAACATAAATTTCCTTATTGAGAACCGCCTGTTCGCCCAGGTGTGCGAACGCCGGGAAGTAAAAGTCGTATCTAGTTGAACGACTCCACATCTTACGCAGACCCTGCTGATAAGTCAGGTCTGCACGAACCGACACCAAACCAATAATTACACCATGCTCTGTAAACGATTGTGTAAATCCATGACCATGGGCGAGTCCAGTGCCCATAGCTGCGAGATTACCCAAAGGAGTAGTAGTGCCAGAGGCCGACGTACCAGACGTCTGGGCAATGGGATTAACAGTAATGGGAGCAGAACCACCGCCAAGGTACTCAGGGCGCTGCAAACGAGCATCCGGGCTAATAACACCAAAGTGAGCACGAATAATTTCAGTGTAACGTGTACCGCCACGGGCATCCCTTTCTAGAAGTTTCTGAATCTGAAAAGACTGACGCAACTGATTAATAGTAGCCGCTGTAGCCTGACTCAAATCTGCATATAGATTAGAACCTGAACCGCTTGGCAAAGCAGTGTTGCCAACAGCCGTGCCATATGTTGGACCACCAGTAATTACGGCAGCAGAAGGAGCATTGCCAGTAGCAATTACATAATGGTTATCACTGGTAAACGGAGCTTGAAAAGTATCATACCGAATGGGGGCAGAACTGCCCAAAGGCAAAGTAACAGACTGGCCTTTCTGAGGCCAAGGGAGAGCAGACGTAAAATAATCATGACGCTTGCCGCGACGGCGCAACACATAGTTCGTTGCTGGCGCAGCGTCCGGGCCATCGCCCGTGTCTACCACAGCCGCAGTCTGCAAATTCTGATCTCGAAACCATTCATTCCAAATCAGATTGTAAGCACGAGTAAAAAAAGCGCAGTGGGAGACGGTATTACCCGCACCTACCTGACCTACGGTGGGGAGTCCCATATAGTCCTGTAGACTGCCCACTGCGTAACCGGCGGTTGGGGAAACCTGTTGAGGGACTAAAAAACTAATGGAATCACCGGGATTGGGTTGTTCACCCATAAACCGCTGCCAATTATTCCAGACTAAACGATTGGGAACAAAAAAGAAAAAACTATCCAAATGCATATTATCCATCACAGGCGTGATGGGAGTAGCCAGACGGGCAAATGCCGTCATACGCAAATTAAATGTATCACCAGGAAGAACTTCGTCTACATAAATAGGAACAAGAAAACCAGCATCAAAAGTTGTCTTATGGGTTTTCTGAATCTTGAACGCCGATCTGGGAATATCGGCTTTAGGGATCATTGCAAACTTGTGCAAATCGATCGACTTATTGCGGTGCATATCATCTCCAAGTCATACACCCTTCGGGTGTTCCTCACCGACGATACTTCTGTCGGCGAGGGAGGTTTAAGTTCAAAACCAGAGAATTAAGACTTAGCTTGCTTACCCATCATAAGCACCTTCATATCGTCATAACTCTCTATACGGCCAGTACTATCATCGAAAGTACCGATTTCGTAAAGATCAAAATCATCAGAATGATGAAAAAGCTGATTGTCAGCAGCATCGCGCTGAACCTCATCCATAAAACTACGCACTGCCATAGCAGGAGTAGGAACAAACCAAGGGCGCATAAAAGCATCTGCAGCTCTATCTTTAATTGCAACTATTACCTGAATCATAACATCCCCTTTACTTAAGTTTACGTGGTAACCGTTTCAAAGTAGCAACTGTTACCGCCTCTCTAACCGCTAAACGCTCATCCGTGGTCTCTTCCAAACGTAGTCGCGCCGATTTCTCGCGCTCCCACAAAATCTGGTCAAACTCCCAAGGATGATCATCAGCGTACTTCTTGTCATAAAACTTCGGCGGCTTCACCTTCTTACCATTAACTACAACGTAATCGTGTGGATACACATCCGTTTTATAACGCTTATACCAGTCATATCCAATACCAGGCTTTAACGACATCTTGTTAAATTCCGGCTTACGACTAGTAATCTCTCCGG